TGAGCCCCCATCTGCCGGTCTCCCGGCCCGCCCCTAGGCATCGCGCTTGTCGCTGTTGGCCGCACGGCGGCAGCCTCAATGATGGGGGCAGCTAGAGCTTATGCGGCGATCTTCATAACCTGGATGGCGTTCGGGTCAGCCACGCCCCCGCCGACGCGCTTGGTGCAGTAGAAGTTCACGAATGGCTTGGCGGTGTACGGATCACGCAAGATGCGGATGCCGAACCGATCGTTAATCGCATAGCCGATCTTGAAGTTGCCAAAGGCGATCGCGTTGCCGCCAGCCGTGGGGTTCGGCATGTTCTCGTCGATCTCAACCGGCCAGCCGAGCAGCGTGGAGGGCTGGCCTTGGGCCAAGCCTTCGCGCCAGATCGGGAAGGCGGCCAAATCCTTCAGCTTCGAAAGCATAGCCGCAGTGGTGCTGTTCATGAGCCAGACCGCGCCCTGCCGGTAGGTGGAAGGCAGCTTGTAGACGAAGTCGATCAATCCATCGGTGGTGAGACCGTCCGCCTTGCCGCTGTTGTAGACCTTGATCGCACCGCCCGGGTGCTTGGCGGCGTTCGGCGCGCCGGTAACGTAGGTGAGGAACCCGAACGGCTTGTTGACGCCATCGCCGGCAAGGAACGCTGGTCCCTCCTGGCGGCTGAACTCGCCTTCGACTGATGTGGCCAGCCACCCTTCGAGATCGAACGCGGCATCGTCCAGCAGGCGCTGTGTGATCGGAGCGTTCGCGTAGATTTCGCCATGGCCGAAGATGACCGCCGAGAGGGTCGGCGTGGTGGTCTGCGGGCGGGCGGCCGTCTCGCCGACCCAGCCGGAACCCCATTGATCGTTGGACCAGACCGTCTTGTACTCGCCCACGGTCGTCTTCTGCACGTTGCAGAGGCGGCGCATCGGACTGCTTGCCAACTGCGCGGAGAGAATGCGCCGGTCCCACTCGGTAGGGGCCAGATACCCACCATCCGACTCGCTGCCGGTCTGCATCGCCGCGACGATCTCGCCGCGATCGCCGGCACGCTGCGCCGCCTGGATCTCCTTCTCGCCATGGCCTGTGCGGAAGTAGTCGCTGAACTGGGCGGTGTACTCGGGATCGACGGCGCGGACGCCGCCACCGCCGAGGCCGTTGAGGCGCGAGCTCGCGTCCAGCACCGCCTGCAGGTTCTGGTGCTTCTCTACTTCGAGCAGACGGCCTTCGATGTCAGCCCGCAGATCGGTAATTGCCGCAAGCACGGCGTCGTCCCCGGTTTCAGCCTCGGCCCGGACAGCGAGCAGGCCAGGGGTCATGGGAGTGAGCAATTCCATTCGCATTGTCAGAGTCCTTTCGTCAGTGCGGCAATCCGCGCGCGATTACGTGCCGCGCGCGCAGTGTTTGAGGTGAGAGCGGAGGGTGGGTCAGGTTCGCCCTTGATCGCGCGGAACAGGTCGCGGCGTGCCCCGCGTGTCATCCCCTGCTTGGCAAGGAGACGATCGAGTGCCTTGGGGTCGCTTGGCAGACTGGCGCTCGCATTGGCATAGACCGGCAGCTGCGCCTCGCGCTCCATGACGCGATCAGCGAACCCGCGCTGCACCGCCAAGTCGGCCCGCATGTAGGTTTCAGCTTTCATCCAGCCGGCGACCTCAGCGTTCTTGCGCCCCGAGCGAGCCGCGTAGGTGTCGGCCATTGCCTGGTCGATTTGTTGAAGCACGGCGGTGGCGGCCTGCATCTCGTCTGCCGTCCCGAAGAACAGGCCGCGTCCTTGGTGGATCATGATCTCGGCGTTGTGCGCGATCTCGATCGTGTCGCCCGCCATGGCGATCACCGAGGCAGCCGAGGCTGCGATGCCAAGCACCTGGACAGTGACAGCCTCGGGGTGGCGGCGCAGCAGATTGTAGATCGCGACCCCGTCGAAGTAGTTGCCGCCCGGCGAATTGATCTCGACCGTGACCGGCTTGCCGGCGACCGATCGCATGGCGGCCGCGATACGCGCGACCGTGACGCCGCCCCCTGCGCCATTGTCTCCGATGTAGTCGAAGATCGAGATGGTCGGGTTGTCGGAGGCGAGCGCGCGCACCTCGAAGTGCGCGAAGTCGGGCGCGAGAGCGCGAGTTTCGAACTGCCATCCGCCCCCATCGCCAACATCGGCGATCTCGGGCGGGCGCTGCGAGGCAGCGACCTTGAGGCGCATAGGCGCACTCCTTGCGTGTGAATGATGGGGCGGCAGCGGATCGCGTGCCAGCATCAGGGCCATGGAGCAGCGCAGAGCATGCTGGCCGGCCAGGTGCCCCTATGCCGAGGGGCGCGGCGGCTGGCAGCGCGAAGCGTGCCGGCCGGAACGAACAATGAACGCTTCAGGCCCTGCCGTCAATTGGCCGAGCTGGCCTGATCCTCCATCAGCTGACGCTCGATCGTATCGAGCACGTCGCGCATCCACTCCAGCCCAGCCGCAGGGGAGCCATGCGTCGCGGTCGCGAGGTAGTGCGTGGCATACGTCGAGGCGATCAACGCATCGATCGGCTCTACGCCTTTCTCGAGCAGCTTGCTGTGCAGCGAGAGGTGCAGGCGCTGTGCCATCTCGATCACCGGCTGGACGCGGGCGAACTCTTCTTCAGTCATTCTGGGTCTTCCTTCTCGGGTTTGTCGTCGGACGGAGGGGCAGGCGGCAGCAAATTACCGCCGCGCAGGTAGCGGTCGGCACCGGTGCGAGGGCGGGGCGGGGCGGGGATGGGCGCGCCATCGTCGCGAGCACGCGGGCTGATGGCGAGTTCGGTCTCGATCGACGCGGCCATCTTGCCGGCCTGGATCATGACCGTGAACCATGGCGAGTGCATCGGCGTGCCCGTGCGCGGCGACTTGAGCACAGCACCAGACTTCGCCACCTGTGCCGCCGCCCGATCGTACATGATCCATGCGACAACCAGCCGCTTCACGGAGTGCCCGTTCACCAGGGCGAGCCTGTTTAAGCTGCGGAGCTCACGCGTGATCGCACCCCAATATTCCGAAGCGGTCACGCGCTCCGCCTCCATCGCTTTCGACCTGCCGGGGAACTCCCGCGACCAATCCGGTTCGGCCGGCGTGCCAGCTGCCGCATCGAGAGTAATGACGTTCAATTCCAGTCTCCTGAATGCGCGGGAAGGTCCCCCCTATGCCGATAGCCTTCGCTGCGCATGGAGGAGCGGGTCCGGTCTAGGCCGGACGCCCACTCCGACTTTCTGACCGGGGGTGGGGAAAGTTGTTGTTATCGCGCGGCTCTCAGTGCGCCGCTGTGGTGCCCCGCGCCTATTGCCCAGAGGTCGCGATCGGATATCAGGGGGCATGGACGAGACACAACTTGGCTTGGTCGGCGGCGCAACGGGAGGCGCGCTATGGTTTGCAGATAAGGTTCTCGGTCCAAGCGCGGAAGCGCTTGGCGAGAACCTCAAAGCTTACCTCGCGGAGCGGTGGCGATCGATCGCATTGAGGGCTGGCGAGATAGCAGCTGCCTCCGATGTCCACCCGCAGCCAATTAGACCGGGCCTGCTGACCCGCATGATAATGGATGCCTCCTTTTCGGATGAGGACTCAACGATCACGGAATGGTGGGCAAATCTGTTTGTTGATGCGTCTCAGAAAAGCTCGAACAAGCACGCGGTGTTCGCAGACATGATGGCGCTTTTTGGGCCAGCCGAAGCGAGTTGTCTTGACGAATTCGTTGATGCTTTTTCATTTGCCGACGAGTGGTTCTTTAGCAAGCTTATCGCCAACGATATCATCGAAGTTACATTCGAAGAGGCGGTCAATCACGCGGCGCGTAAGGAGGCCTTGGAGGACAAGAGCCCCAGTCCTTTAGGCGGCTTCCCTCTAGATGGCGCCACTTGGCCCATGATTGCCACTGAGTGGTTGATGCCTAGCAAGGACGAGACGGCGAGGTTGATGGCAGGCCACAACGAATGGTATTTCAGGAATTCCATTGCCGTTGGCATCCTTGAACGATCAGCTGTCCTCAAGCCGGTTCGAGTTGTTCAGTCAGTATTTGGCGGAACGATCTGGGTGAAGGGCCTTGTACTATCGGCCTTGGGCTTCGAGTTTTACGGCGCTTGTAGAGGTTACCGTAGGCACGACGCTTAGTTAGCGGACCTGTGGATGCGGAGTGACTGGTTCTGGTCGCCCGTCCATATCTTCGCCACCTGCCAGTGGCGCAGGGCATCAGCTGCCCTTTCCAGCCTTTGCCGCTTGGCGGCGTCGTGCGTGGTCACCTGCCGGCCTTGAGCGTAGCTAGCCGCGTCAGGCCCTTCGAGGTGACCATGACCTGCTCCACCAGCTTGTCAGGCATGCCGCGCCGCGTAATCGTGGTGCTTTTGTGCTTCAGCATGCCCGACGCTCGCTTGCCCTCGTAGGCGACCCAATGTCCCCCATCGCCGCGCCGATAGGTCCAGCCGTGCGCTTCCAGCCAGGCGAACAGGCGGCGCGGCGGAACGTCGAGCGCTTTGGCCGCATCCGTGATGCACAGCTCCCCGTCGGTCTGCGCCAGCCGTGCCAGCGCCTCGGCCTGCGGCTCAAGCTCTGCGACACGCGCTTCAGCCGCGAGTGCGTTGCCCGTGTGGTCGAGCAGCAACCGGTGCAGCACGGCTGGATCGCGCAGGTCGAGCGCGGGCGCTGTGACGCCATAGCTCCCGGTACGCCGGATCGATGGCAGCACCTTGGCCGTGATGAAGCGCCGCAAGCCCTTCGCCTGCTCCTTGCGGCTGCGCAGCACCAGCGACCACATGCCCGATTCACTGACAACCACGAGCGACTGCACGTTGGCGGGAGCGATACCCTCCGCATTAGTTAGGGTGCGCTTCTCATCGTCATCGAGGCCAGCCGCCGCCTTCGTCGGGTTGGATAGGTCGAGCACCCGACAAAGGTCGGCGAGCACGAACCATGGCTCGCCGCCCTGGTCGAGCACACGGACCGGCTGGTCCTCAAAGGTAAATGGGACGATCGCGTTCATGGGGATCTCCATGCAGGGACGGCGCAGCTGTGGCGCAGGTCAGGGTTTCGGCAGAAAGGTGCGCTCGCCGCTCGGCTCGCCAGCGAGGCGCATGCCGATCTCTCGAACCGAGAGGCGCGAGCGAGGGGCGGGGGCGGTCGATGGCGAGTAGGTGCCCTCAAGCACCTTCACGAAGTTGGCCTC